GGGCCGCGTCTCTGGAAAGCTCCAGGCGACTGCCCGATCAAATTCAACTTTCCCGCATCAAAGGAGGGGATGCAGGAAGGAAAACAACACCTCCACCAACTCCAAAAACACATTGATACATGGCATCACGCAAAAAAATAGCACCCTACGATTGCCCGGTTTGCGGGCGAGGAACCAACGTGATAGACGTCCGTCCGCTGAAATTGCATAATTCAAACATTCGTCGAAGACTATGCCAAGCCGGGCACAAATTTTCGACTTATGAGATCGCAGACACCGATTACAAGAAACTGCGTGCAGTGCAGTCGGCGAAAAACACCCTTCAGATCGTCATCAAAAAAATAGAAGCAACTACAAAAAAACTATGACCAACGACGATCTTTTAACGAAAAACATGGAACTAGCGGGCGTCATCCGGTCGCTCCGCGCCAATGCCCGCGAGGATGCAGAGCGGATCGAGCGGCTGAAACGCGAGCGCGACGAGGCGAGGCATAAACTTGAGCTTTGCATGGCAGCAAATAGCGATGTCGCAAGAATAGCAAAAGAGCGCGACGAGGCGAGGGAGCAAAACGCCAAGTTACGAGAGGCATTGCTTCGCGTTCGAACATGGGGGCTAGCATCAAAAAACTGGTCAGCAACCCACGGGGATGACATGGCCCAGTGGATCGACGCTGGCTGCGTAGGTGAGCTGCCACCGCCTCGTAGCGAGTGGATTTGCGGAAAATTGGAGGGCGCGAAATGAACCACGACCTCTGGACACCTGTCCATGTCGGAATGCCGGACTCCGACACGGATGTCATTATTGCGACCGAGGACGGGCATGTCGAAGCGGGATTTCACGACGGGCAGGATTGGCGCTGGCTGAACGCCACGATTGTTTCGCTCGATGTCACCCATTGGATGCCGTTCCCTCAACCACCGGGGGGGCGCGCAACGATTACGGGCTGAGCGCTGGCAAACGACAGACCACCACGGAAGACCCCGGTCGGCATGCGCTGGCCGGGGTTTTTTCTTGCGCTCCCGCAAGTTTGTTTGCACGGTTTGCGACTGCTTTTTGCATTTGATACATAAGACCGCCAAGGGCTTACGCCAGAAAATGCCGTGTTTGCAGGTTTTCGCGCAATAGACACATATATACAATATACCCCTCTCTCTCTTATCCCCCCCTCTCTCTCTCACTATCTCTATATTTACCAGCAAACATTGCAAACACTATCCCTCTCTCTATATATATATATCTATATCTATATTATTATTATTATTATAGAGGGTGGCAGTCTGGGAAAAACTTGTTTGCAGGGGCGTGCAAAACCTCGCAAACATGTGCATACAGCAATTCTATCGCACAAAACCCTGCCAAATGCGGCCAAGTCCAGCCAGACAGCGATCCGTTTCCGTTGCTTGTGGGGGCTTGCAACTTTTTCGCCTTTTCGCCTTGCCTTGCTCGCACGAATGCAAGACGCTGGCCTACGCAATGAACCTACCCGAAACAGCGCAAGTGATCGCCGAGGTCATCGGCAGGGAAAAAACTCTGCTGCTCGCTCGTCACATTCCTCATCGGCACTTCTACGTGCCGAAAACATTTCCCGTCGGCCATTGGTTGCCTGCATTCCTTGGACGTGATGCAGCCAACAAACTGCAAAAGGTTTTCGGTGGCGAACTCGTCGACCTTGCCAAATGCACAGCTCTCGCACGCGTTGAGCGTGACGCTGACATTGTGCAGGCTGCCAGCAAGGGCGAACCCCTTCACTCCATTGCCACGCGTCACAGGCTCACGCCTCGCATGGTGCGCTATGTTCTCGATCGCCAGCGCTTCAACGCCAACAAGCGCGATGGTGCAGGGATGCCAAAACGTCGTGCAGCATGAGGGCAATCCCCCCCCCCATAGGTTCTTTCCACCCCCACCCGGAGCGGGTGGACGGAAACTCGCCAAAAGTGACTAGGGTCAGGGCCGAAAACCAAACTTTGCTTTGAAACATGAAAATTGAGCACGTTGCGACCGATGCGTTGGTTCCATTTGCGGCCAACGCGAAAAAACACGACTCCGACCAAATCGAAAAAATCGCGGCCTCCATCCGCGAGTTCGGCTTCAACAACCCGGTCTTGATTGGCCTGGACGACGGCATCATCGCGGGCCACGGCCGCGTCATGGCAGCCAAGCGGCTGAAGCTCCACGCCGTCCCGTGCATTCGGTTGGGCCATCTGACCGAGGCACAGCGCCGGGCCTACATTCTCGCCGACAACCGCCTTGCCGAGATCGGTGGAGGCTGGGACGCCGAGATCCTGCAAGCCGAGATCGACGCGCTCGGTGAGATGGGCGTGGACATGGAGGGCTTGGGGTTCGAGGGGCCGGACCTCGACAGCATTCTCGGCACGTTCAAGCCCCACGACCCAGCCGACGAAATGCCGCCAGACGACGAGCCCATCGAATTGACCGAGGCACAGGGCGCGGCGATGGATGCGGCGTATCGCGACTGGTGTAGGGAGTTGGTTTGTTACTTGGCCTCGCTCAAATCCATCGGGCTTGTTTCTCCAAATGCAACGCGAGCCGTTGCGAGGATCCGGTTTCTTCGCTCGCTCTTCACCGGCGTTGATTTCCCGCGCTGGGCATTGAGCGGATACCACCCTCACCGGATCGAGGTCAGCGGGAACGACGGCAGCATTGCCGACCTTGTTCGCGGTGTCGCGGACGGGAGCCTTCGCGCCAATGCGCTGCGCTGGGCTTTGCAGGACCAGAGTAACTTTGACACCTTGCTTCGCACCGGGATGCCGGTCCTTCGGTGTCGTTTGCCTCTCGACTTCCCCGCCGATATCGCACGAAACCTGATCGACGAGTTCACGCCAGCCGGCGGGGCCGTGCTTGATCCCTGCCACGGGTGGGGCGGTCGTCTCGTGGGCTTCCTGCTTTCGAAGGCAGGCCGATATCTTGGCTTCGACCCGAGCCCGGAGACGGCCGCGGGCGTCCGCAACATCATCGCCGACTTTTTGCCGCACGTTCCCGACAAACAAGCCGAGACCGTGGAGGAGTGTTTCGAGCGTTCCGACATCGCGCCCGGCTCGTTCGACTTTGCGTTCACGTCGCCGCCGTATTTCGACGTTGAGCAATACACAGGGCCCAAGCAAAGCCATGCGGTTTTCTCGAATTTCAAAGCGTGGGATGTCGGGTTCTATGCGGTGCTCATCCGGAAGGCGTCTGCCGCCCTGAAGCCCGGCGCCGTGTTTGCCCTGCAAGTTGGCAACCAGTCGTATCCCCTCGAGGACCGCGCCCGCCACCACGCCAAGGACTGCGGACTTGCATACGTCGAGACGCGTGGCACTGGCATGAGAAACAACAAAACCAACACACCCGAGGAACAAGGTGAGGTAATCGTCATCTTTCGGAAATCCTAATGCAAATCACACTTGACGATGCGGCCAAAATTAAAGCCGCAACCGTTGCCAACATTGTGAAAAAAATAAAAAGCGGGAAAACACCGACAGCGCACGAGACGCGCATTCTTGAGGAGTCCACAACCGGGGCAGCTGATTTCAATCTGAGGAACGCTAGTTGTGGCGTGGACGACCTTGCCGAATTGTTTGGGGTGACGAAGGTCCGGATTCAACAGCTGGCGAAACAGCAAACGATCATCAAGACGGCGCACGGCACATATCAGTTCTGGGAGTCGGTGAAGGGTTACATTGCATTTCTGCAAGCCCGCGCCGCTGGTCGTTCTGGCGGGTCCGACGAAATTGACCCCGACAGCTACGAGCGCCACCGAGCCCGCCTTTACGCCGCACGGGCAGACGCACAAGAGGTCATTGCTGCGAGGCTCAAGGGCACCGTGCACGATGCCGACGCCGTGGCGTCCGTCATGAACGAAATGATCGCCAACGCGCGATCCCGCCTCCTCGCCATCCCGACCGCAGTCGCGCCAAAGGTCGCGGACATATCGGACCCGAACCAATGCCTCGACATTTTGACCGAGGGCATCCACGAGGCGCTGGCAGAACTGGCGAGCGCCTACCCTTCCGAGAACGTGGTGGCAAAGCAACTCGACCAACCGATGACGGACGCCGTCATTGAGGAACCGGAGGCGGGCAACGAAACCGATGCACCGTGAGCCCGGTCGCCGATCTCACAGCATCCATCGCCAAGACTTGGGCCCCTCCGCCGAAGTGGACGATTTCGCAGTGGGCTGACAACCGCAGGAAGCTCAGCGGCGAAGCGGCTGCCGAAAAAGGCCAGTGGCGCACCAGCCGCGCCGAGTATCAGCGCGAGCCGATGGACGCACTCAACGACCCCAACGTGCTGCAGGTCGTCATGATGACATCGGCACAGGTTGGTAAAACCGAAATCATCCTCAACGCCATTGGCTACTACGTCGATTTCGACGCCTCGCCGATCATGGTTGTCCAGCCAAACCAACAAATGGGCGAGGCGTTTTCCAAAGACCGCGTGGCGCCGATGATCCGCGATACTCCGAGCCTACGGGTCAAAGTCGCCGACCCTCGAAGCCGCGACAGCGGCAACACCACCCTGCACAAAAGATTTCCAGGCGGGCACCTGACCATTGCCGGGGCAGAGTCTCCTGCTTCGCTGGCATCGCGCCCGATCCGGGTTGTCCTGCTCGATGAGGTCGACCGCTACCCGGCAAGCGCCGGATCCGAAGGCGACCCGGTGGGGCTTGCCATCAAGCGCACGAACAATTTTTGGAACCGCAAAATCATGCTCGTTTCAACCCCGACTGTGAAGGGGTTCTCGCGGATCGAGCGCGAATGGAAGCGAAGCGACAAGCGACGGTTTCATGTGCCGTGTCCGCACTGCGGGGCCATGCACGTTCTGCGGTGGGGCAACGTGGTGTGGAGTGAGAAGACCCCGGCAGGAGGCGACCCCTCGAAAGCCGTGCTCCAATGCCCCGAGTGCGGCAAGTTTATCACCAACGCACAAAAGAACGTCGCTGTCAGCAAGGGCCGGTGGATTGCAACCGCCCCGTTTTCTGGAATCGCAGGGTTCCACCTTTGGGAAGCGTATTCGCCGTGGCGTCGGCTCGGCGAAATCGCGCAAGATTTCCTCGCGGCCAAAGGCGACCCGTCAACATTGCAAGTCTGGGTCAACACGAGCCTCGGCGAAACATGGGAAGACGGTGGCGAGAGTGTCGGTGAACATGAACTGCTTGAGCGGTGTGAACCCTATCCCGAGGGCGTCGACGTGCCCGGGCGGGGGCTTGTGCTCACTGCCGGAATTGACACGCAACCAGACCGCCTCGAGGTCGAAGTTGTAGCATGGGCAGGGGGCGAGGAAAGTTGGAGTGTCGACTACCACGTCATTCTTGGCGACCCAGACATCCCCGAAGGGACGCAGGGTTCGCCGTGGACCGACCTCACCGACTACCTTCGCAAAACTTGGCGGCATGAGTCCGGAGCTTCAATGGTCGTGGAGGCGGCTTGCATCGACACCGGCGGATCGAACACATCGAGCGTTTACGAGTATGTCAAGCGTCATCGTGGCGACCGAGTGTTTGGCGTCAAAGGGCAGGGGGGCGAAGGCATCCCGATCGTTGGCAATCCGGCACGAAAGCGAAGTGGCAAGAAAACCAAGCGCCCGATCGACCTCTACATGGTCGGCGTCGACCAAGCGAAGTCACTCATCATGCGTCGGCTCAAGATCGACAGCCCAGGGCCCGGTTACTGCCACTTCCCAGCCGGCCGATCGATCGAGTATTTCCGGCAACTTACGGCTGAGAAGCTCATCACGCGATACGTGAAGGGTTTCCCTCGCCGCGAATGGAAGAAGCAGGACAAGGCACGGAACGAGGCGCTTGATTGCCGCGTCTATGCGCTCGCTGCGCTGATCCTCCGCGCCCCGCAGTTCGACAAGATCGCCTATCGGCTCAAAACGAGGGCCGCAGAGTTGCGGGAAAAGCCACCAGTGCATGAAATACCCGCACAAGACCCCGAACCGGTTAAGGCCGATAGTGCCAGCAAATCAAAACACAGGCCGACGCGGCGACGCGCGGGCTTTGTCAACGCATGGCGACACTGACTAAACTCATCCGAGGCGAGACATTCATTCTTTCCGCATCCGTTCCTGGCGCGTCCGCCGTGGCGGTGCGTTTGCATGGGCCATTGAGTATTGAAGTTTCCGCGACAAACCAAGGTGGCGAATGGAGTGCCACGAGTGAGACGGACAGTTGGCCCGCTGGTGGATACGTGCTCGAGGTGTGGGCAACCATGCCAGACGCCAGCAAGAGCGTTGTCTCGCGCTCGGCTTTTACAGTCAGAGATTCCGGATTTGAAACCAGCCTCGCCGCGCAGGCGGTAGCCAACATCGAAGCAATGCTTGCCGGCACGGCGTCGGAGATCGTGCGGGAATATCAGATCAACAACCGCAGACTGGCAAATTACTCGGTCGATGAATTGCTCAAGCTCCTCTCGTATTGGCGCAATCGGCTACAGGCTGAAACACGACGGGACATGAACATCCCCGCACTTGGGCCGCGCATTGCAGTCCGCATCTAATTTATGGGCCTTTTCGATTTTTTCCGCTCCTCGCAGCAGAAGCCCTCCGGGAAACGCAGGCCCGCGCCAGCTACGGCGGTCCGCATGACGCAGGTTGCCGACCAGTCTCGGCTCTCCTCGTCATGGGTCAACACGCCATACACCGCCGACGCGCTTGTCTATCGCATCTGGTCTCAGGCCGTCGCCCGCTCCCGGCAGATGCGCGAGGACGCCGATCACATGCGGAAATTCGTGCAGATGGTGCGCGACAACGTGGCGGGGCCGGTTGGCTTTTCGCTGAACGCGCAGATCCGCGACCCCAACGGGACAATGGACACCGTGGCAAGCGAAGCCATCGAGACGGCGTTTTACAATTTCAGCAAGCGCGGCAACTTCGATGTCACCGGGACAATTTCCCGCGCCGACCTCGAACGGCTGGCGTTGTCCTCATGGACAACTGACGGCGAGGTCATCGCGAACATCGTTTACGACCGGAGTCTTCCGTTTGGCATTGGCGTTCAACTCATGGACCCCGTTCGGCTCGACGCGCAGAAATACGAGAAACTTCCGAACGGAAACATCATCCGCCACGGGATCGAGTTCAACGCTCTGGGACGCCCCGTGAGCTACCATTTCCGCAACTACGACGAGCAGCAGCTCGGATACCTGTCGCACAACGGCATTGATTACACGGTCATCGACGCGCGGAATATCGTGCATTGGTTTTTGCCCGAGATCGTCGGCCAGAAGCGGGGCCTCCCAGCAGGCCGCACGGCACTCTGGCGGATGCGGATGCTTCAAGGGTTCGAGGACGCCGCCCTTGTCAACGCACGCGCGGGCGCCGCGAAGATGGGGTTCTTCAAGGACCCCGACGCCAACCCCGAAGACGTGGAAGACCTCCCGATGGATGTCGAGCCCGGCGTCTTTGAGAACATCGGCAACCGCGAGTTCATTCCCTACTCGCCGCAATTTCCCGACGCAGCGGTCGAACAATTCGAGAAGGTCATGCTCCGCTCCATCGCCTCGGGCCTTGGGTGCTCTTACAACAACCTCGCCAGCGACCTCACCAGCGTCAATTTTTCCAGCATCCGCCAAGGCGCACTTGACGAGCGCGAGGTTTGGAAGGGCTTGCAGGAGTCGTTCATCTCCGGTTTTTGCGTGCCGATCTACGAGCGTTGGCTGGAATACCAGCTCCTTGCGCAGTCGATCCTCATCGCAGGCAAGCCGCTCCGTTTCGAGCGTCTCGAAAAATACAAAGCCGTCGTGTTCACCGGCCGGCGTTGGTCGTGGATTGATCCCGCCGCAGAACAGTCGGCGAACGAGAAGGCTGTCGCGCAAGGATTCAAGTCACGATCTGACGTGATCCGCGAAATGGGCCGCGACCCGGTGGACGTCTGGGACGAAGTCCAGCGCGACAATGAAGAGCTACGCAAACGCAACATCGTGCCGCTTGTTCCAGCTGGCACCGCGCCGCCGCAACCGCAAACACCAGACATCGAATGAGCAAATACACGATCAACATAATCCAGCGTGAAGATTACCGCTTGGATCTTTCTTTGAAAACAGGGACGGGGTGCAATGCTCCCGCGCTTAACCTAACCGGGCACACTGTGCGGGCTGAAATCCGCAAAGCGTGGACCGGGCCGCTTGTCATCGCCTTTACCACCCTCGTTGTATCGCCCGCCACGGATGGAAACATCCGTTTGACGCTGACAGGAGATCAGACATTTCAGCTTCCTCCAGGCGAGCTCGTCTATGACGTGTTCATCACGGAAACCGCAACCAGCAAACGCACCCGCGTTTTGTATGGCAACCTAAACGTAACCGCCGCAATCACTCGCTCCAATGGCTGATCAAATCACCGTCGTTATCAATCCGCCTCCGGTCATCAAGTCGGAGATCGTATTTCCTCAAGGGCCGCACGGCGAGCGCGGTTTGCCGGGTCCAACAGGGCCGCAGGGGCTTATCGGGCCGGTTGGTCCAGCAGGTGCTCAAGGGCCTCAAGGGCCTCAGGGCGCTTCCGGGGCTCAAGGCTTGCAGGGAATCCAAGGGCCACAAGGCGTGCAAGGTCCGCAAGGGCTTTCTGGCGACAAATACCAAACGACATCGAACACAAGCTTGACGATTGCCAATCATGGCACATACACGCTGACGATCGGCACCGGGCTTTCATACTCCGCGAACCAGTCGGTTTTGATCTCGCATAACATTTCGAACCACATGCACGGCGAGGTTGACAGCTACAACCCAACGACTGGGCAAATTGTCGTCGTGGTCAAAGGATCCGACGGCTCCGGCACATATTCCTCATGGACCGTCAACCTCTCCGGCGCAGTTGGCGCGGTTGGCCCTCAAGGGCCGGTCGGGCCGCAGGGCGCTGCGGGGGCTCAAGGCCCGCAGGGAATCCAAGGGCCACAAGGCGTGCAAGGTCCGCAAGGCGAGACGGGGCCAGTGGGAACGACATCGTGGGCCGGGATCACCGACAAACCGTCCACTTTCGCCCCGTCGGCACACAAAAGCACCCACGCCACGGGCGGCGCGGATGCGCTCACGCCCGCTGACATTGGAGCGGTTGCCAAAACTGGCGACACGATGTCAGGTGGTTTAAATATTTCAGCTGGATCACTCAAAGTTGGAAATTTTAGTCCAGATATTGATGAACCAAAAACAGAAATAAGTTCTGGAAACATCGAATTATATAATGGTGCTAATATCAACTTTAATGGACTTGGATTTGGAGCAGCACAAGACTCATTTAGAACATCAATCCGTGCTATCGGTGGCCCCGCTGGCTCCGTAGATAACGCAGTTCCCCGGGCAAATGGCACAGGTGGTTATGCTGTGC